ACTGTCTGCTAAAGCAAAGGCAGAATTCATCAGCACCAGCACCAAGACTGACTGGAAAGTTGAGATCGGTACTAAGTATAAGTTCTGATGGACTTTAAAAAGAACCTGACATGCTGTGCCACAAGTCCTATATGCCACTTCGTAGCCCTGTGTGTTGGGTTCTTGGCGATGATCGAAGTAATACATACTCACGCTCACTACACTATGAATACAGACACGAACAGTTATGTCCGTGCCTTCTGTAAAAAAAACTTGAAAGAGTGTGAGAGGATAATTTCAAATTTCGATTGACGATTTCACGATTGGGGAAAATTTTTTCCCCAATTTTTTTGTCTAAAAAGTCGCGCTATGCTTTTTTTAGTTTGTTGCTAATAAAATCAGTAGACTCTTTGTATTTGTTCTGAGTTTTGAAACTATTAACAAACCCTTCTAGGTATCCTGATCTTAGAAGATAAATTTCTCTCTTCGATTCATTAACTGTAGATTCGTACTCGTATATTGTTACTGGTCTGGACAAGATAAAACCAGATACGCTAACCATACTTCCACTGGAATTGAAGTAGTGATTGGTTGTATAGTAATTTTTGTCAACAACAATGCCTTTTTCCAGTACAATATTGTTGCCAATCTTATGCTCGTTAGTTTCATAGTGGTGAACTTCAGCATATGGATCTTGCCCTGGATATTTTTCTTCCACATATTTTTGTAGTTGAATTTCTTCCATCGGCCAATCAAACCTTGGGTCTATCATATTGTTTGTTAAAACAATAACCCAATCATAAAATGGATTTCCATAAACACTATTTGCTATGGTGTCTAGTCGCTCACCAGTTTTGATGCTATACTTTTTAAAGTATACTGCATAGTCAAAAATCTCGGGGTTAACCTGATATCTTCTGAAGAAATTTTTTGCAGTGATATAATCTGCTTCCGAAAATGGAAACCCAATTGGTTTGGTTGAGTACTGTATGTTTGGTATTAGATTGAAGTACATCAGTATGAAACTCCGCTAACATTAAGTTCTTCTGCAAATAGAAGTTTGGATTCTAGGAATGTGACTGACAATTCTGTTGCTACTGGAGATCCATCTCCAAATGTTGCATACGCACCATCTGGAGTGTAGTTAACGGTTACTTTTTGAATAACACATGTTTTATATTGTGGCAACCATTCATGCAGATTGGATCCCCTCATAAAACTTACTCTGCACATGGACGGAACACCAATGACATTTGATCCTTGTATATTTTGTGAATCTGTGGTGTTGCCATTATAACTTTTATCATACGATGGCATAGATGCTTTTCTAAAAACTTGTGTTATGTTTCTAATTGTTTGAGCTTCAGTGCCATCGTGTGGAGTCATTTTGAATTTTAAAGTAAACTCTCTCAACTCAAGAGAGTCATACATAACTTCAACATTTGGGTTGAGAACAAGTCCCTGTGTAGTTGATAAGACATCATTTAATGTAAAGTTACCACCAACACCAGGAACTGCATTGAGAGCACCAGTTACCAGTGCTTTAACAGCGTTGTTAAGACCTTCACCTATTCTATAATCTTTTAATTTATCTGCATTTCCGCCACCAAATAATCCTAATCCAGCACCACCAATATTGCTGATAGCTTTGCCATTCCAATTTTGTTTTGATTCTGTTTGGATATCTTGAGGCATGTATAAAATAACTGGTTTCAAATCACTTGAAGAAGAGTATGGTTTAAAACTATTTGCAGATGAATTATAATTGTTGTATTTGGTTCTATCCTGAGCAGCATCAGCTGCTGCAGCCCCTTCTGCTGTTCCCGAATATGGAGGTATATAATCTCCAAATTCAAATAAAATATAATCTGTTGATTTGTCTTTGATATTGTTTGGATATCTATAAGACGCACTCTTAGAAGGAACTGTTGGATTTGTTAGTTTAATAGACAACGCACCTGCTGCCGCTGCGGCAGCTGCCGCATCATCCAGTTTCTTTTGTGCTGCTGGCGTTAGTTGTTTTGTATCTTTACTTACTTCATTTCCAGTAACATATGATGGTAAAGCACTTCCTTTAACATTAGTATTCTGCCAATCGAGGTCACCATCGCCAAACTTATACCAGATGACACCGTTAGATTCTCTATAGTAATCTCCTTTTTTTGCTTTATATGTTGCCATTTACTTTACCATTTCCCTGTCGGATTTTGTACTGTACCCTTTGATGATTCTTTGTGCTTTCAATTTGTCATAGAATTTATCGTTGGTTTCTTGCCAAACTAATTCTTTTTCATAATCAAATTGGTGACCACCTTTAACATCAATAACAAAATCTTCTACGGGTAAAAGTATGGCGGTGTCCCATTCATCTGCATGTAGATCTAAAATGTAACCACCTTCAATGTTACTTTTCAAATATTTATGTAGACATATCTTAGGAAAGTCAATTTTTCCACGCATCAATGATCTCACTGCCAGGATTCTTTTCTTTGGATTCATGTAGTGAAGATTGGCACCCCAAAACTCTGATGGAGTTGCTTTGATCACATAGACCAACGGAAACCTGTCATAGTACGGTAGTCTAGATGATGCTTTGTATTCGAAGAGATACATGTGTCCAGCAACTGCATATCTTCTTAACATATTTCCATCTTCTTGAGCAGCAGATCCCATTCGATCACGCCGCTCATCTCTTATGTATTTTGATTTGTCTTTTGCAAAGCGTGCTATCTCTCTGCGTACTGCATTTTTATACCATGTGAAAGTTTTTTTCTCTCCTCCTGTAGCTTCTGTAACTTTTTCGAAAATAGTTTTGTATCCAGCGTCTTCTTTTATTGTGTTGCGTTGGATTTCTGCAAATCCTTGTGCCATTGTCCTATACTCCTAAGTGGTCTTCTGTCAGGATTAAAAATTTCATCTGCCTATCCTCACAAAAGTCTTCAGCAGCATCCCACTTGGCGCGGTTTTTTGCAAAAGTCAGAGCAGCTTTCTTGTAGGCAGCAGTTCTTTTGTTTTTGTCATTCGGTGCTGTTGTTTGTTTTTTTGGTTTAATTTCAACAATGTATTTTGAAACAAGTCCAGATTTTTCACGAACTTTGATGTAGAAGTCTGGATAGTATCGATGCGCTCTTCCGTCTATGGGAGAACGATATGGTATAATGATTTCCTCGCTACCCCATTCCAAAATGGATGGGTTGTTATCACAGAACACCATGAACTTTCGTTCCCATAATGATCTATAGATAACACGAGTTGGATTCCCACGATACTTGCCAGGATTAACGGGTTTGTATAGTCCTGAATATGCCATAAATATATAAGATCCCACAACTATATTTAGAGTGAGAAATTTATCGGAAATCATGAGTAGAATAGGTGTAAAGGGCGGCATGGCTCTTACATCTTCTTATCGTGTTTACATCCAACCAAATACGAATGATACTGGTGGGCTTAGTTGGTATACAACTTGGAAAGAAGATAAAGAATGGATTGAATTTTTCTGTGATGAAACTCAACTTCCAAATATACAAGCTCAGACTGCAATGCTGGCTGGTAGAGTTTTGGGTGAAGGTCAGTTCCAATATCCACACACTAGGATTCACTCTGATCTATCAATGAGTTTTATGTGTGATGCAGATATGACACCAATGAAATTTTTTACTGCATGGCACAATTATATTTTTTTTGGTGCAGCAGGTGATGAAACTGGGTATGGAGTTATCTACACTGACAGCACCGATCCAGCCAAAGTAAGTGAACTGGCGACGCTTGGAACCCACAAATCTGTTCGCTTATCATATCCAGATCAATATACTGCGAAAATTAGAGTTGTAAAAACTGAATTGGGAACTACTACCAATACAGATAGGGCATCAATCGGATTCGTTCTCCAAGATGCATATCCATACAGTGTTGACACGGTTCCTCTAGCATATGGATCATCTCAACTAACAAAGGTCACTGTGAATTTTTATTATAAGAGACATGACCTTATTTTTGCTGGTTGAAATTGATTTTTCAATTCCATGAAACTGGGAAAAAAATTTCCGACAATTTTTACTTAAAAAAGTCGTTCTAAATAAATATACGATCTGAGGTTATTATCATGGCTTTGCCAAAGGTTGGTTATCCAACATACGAACTTGAACTGCCATCTACGGGGAAAACTGTAAAATATCGCCCATTTTTGGTAAAAGAAGAAAAAGTGCTTTTGCTGGCATTAGAGGCAGAAGATGAAAAGCAGATTCAACAAGCTGTCAAGGATTTGATCAAAAACTGCGTTTTGAGCAGAATTAAGGTAGATCAGCTTCCTATCTTTGATCTCGAATATTTGTTCCTGAATATTCGTGGTGCATCTATTGGAGAAAGTATCAGTTTGACTGTTACATGTCAAGATGACAATCAAACCAAAGTTGATGTAAGAATTCCAATTTCTGATATTCAAGTATACAAACCAGAAGGTCATTCTACCAAAGTTGAGTTTGATGAAGATTTTGGTGTTGTGATGCGTTATCCTAGTATGCAAAGATTCATTGATTTGGACTTTTTGCAGAAAGACATGGATACTGAGGAAGTATTTGAGTTGATTGCAGAAAGCATCGATCAGATCTACCAGGGTGAAGAGGTCTATGATTCTACTACCACTACTAAGAAAGAATTTCGGGAATTTGTTGACAGTTTGACTTCTAAGCAGTTTGAAGAGTTGCAGAAATTTTACGAAACTTCTCCAAAACTGCGTCATGCGTTTAATGTCAAAAATCCCAACACTGGCGTAGAATCTGAGTACGTCTTGGAGGGTCTTCAGAGTTTTTTCGCGTAGCACTCTTCCAAAATAATTTGGAGGGGTATTACAGGGTCAATTTTGCCCTCATGCAGTACCATAAATATAGATTGAGTGATATTGAAAACTGGATCCCCTGGGAGCGTGAAATCTATGTTGCGTTCTTGATGCAGTATCTTGAAGAAGTCAAACAGCGCCAACAACAGCAGAAATAATGGCAGGATATTCAACAACATATTCTGGGGACCTTACCACAACGATCGCTGGTAAGTTATATGCTGCTGTCAAAAAGCGTATTGAAAAAAATAGAGATAAAGCAGACGAAGAAAAAGAAGAATTGAAGTCTGCTACTAAAGAAGCAGAATCTAAAGTAATAACACCAACACCAACACCTGTCACCGACAAGTCTGGACGACAGTATGTGTCAAGAATGCTTGGAGGTGGTGTTGTATTGAAAATGATACAGCTTGAGTCAAAGGCAGCTCAGAACTTGCAGAGCATTAATGAAATTAAAGCGATTACTGCTCAAAACAATAAATTAATTGTAGATCACAATGAAATGTTGCTTGGCAAGCTTGATGCCTTGCTTGACATATATCAAAAAAAATTAGCACACGATAAAAAACTTGCTGATGACGCCGAAACCGTCAATGCGAGTGGATCTGGCGGAGGAGCTGGTACAGCAGGGTATGTAAATAACATTCTCAAGAGACCTAAAAGTGTTGTTGGAAATCTTATTAAAGATTTACTCCTAAGAAGAGCAAAGTCTGCTATTGGTAGGGTGATACCCAGAAGACTGAGAGCAAGAGCCAGACTATTTGCTAGGGGACCACTTGGCAGGAGAATAGCACCCCTTGCTAGGGCAGCATTGAGACCTAGGGCAGCAGCAAAAACCGCACTAGTTAATTACGCAAAGCAGGGTGCAAAAAGATATGGTCTAAAATTTGGTACTAAAGCATTAGGAAAGACAGCTCTAAAGTCTGCTGGTAAAAAACTTCCATTTGGTATCGGTCTTGGTATTTCTGCAGTATTTGCAGCACAAAGACTATTTCAAAAACCACCCGATCCAATGGGTGCAGCATTGGAACTGGCATCTGGGGCAGCAGCATTTGTTCCTGGTGTTGGTACTGCTGCATCTTTGGCAATTGATGCTGGCATTGCAGCTAGAGACGCGACCAAAGATACTCAGAAATATGAAACAGGCACAGGATTAACTAAGAGAGGTCTCGCAATCCTCCACGGTACGGAACGAGTTGATAGAGTTGATCCTAAAACAGGACTGGCAACCAGTTTGATTGAATCATCTGGAAGTCAACTTGTGTCTGTAGCGATGAAATATGCGAGAGATGCTAAAGTAGATAATCATATTCTTCCAGAGGTTTCTAGATTACCATTTAAAATAGTAAATATTCCATTTTCTACTGGAATTAAAAGAAGTAAGTTAAAAACAACATCAACTGCGTTCTTTAAGAAATCTGATCAAAAATTATCTGCAGATACTGATTTTCGTACAGCAGAAGAAGCAGATGATGATACAACTCGCGGTAATAATGACCCAAGTCAAAGACCCAGGACTTTTATTGAAACGGCCTTAGAGATATTTAAACCTAAACCCCGTGGCGGAGGCGGTCAGCCTAGACTAACACAAAGAATTGGAAGTCAATCTCAAATTTGGAATAAAAATTTACCTGCTAATGCGGTTACATATGACCCTGCTCAGGGAATTGATGCAAGCGGCGAACCTGGAGTTGACTTTAGTTATAATAACATCTATAAAAATTACGCGGCATTTGATGGTGAAGTTGTATCTGTGGGTCCGATCGCAGGCGCTTCTGGATATGGAGAATCTGTTGTTATTAGAAGTACAGATCCTTTCGAACCTTCAAGAAAATTTGATGCACTATATGCACACTTTGCTCCTGGAACTGCAACAGTAGCTCCTGGACAAAAAGTTTCTGCAGGTGAGTACATAGGTCCAGTTGGATGGTTAGGACAATGGCCTGGCGGTAGTGCCGCGCCAGGTGCTGGTAGTATGCTTGGTCCACACACAAGTTTGGACTTTTTTGAACCAGATTCCGCCGCTGCGGCAAAAAATTACCGTAGATTGCAAAGATATATGCTTGATCTGGAAGGAAAAGTTCCTCCATCAAAGCCTACGATTAAAGCATCTGGTAATAATGGAAACATTGGGGGACGCCCAAATGTTGATCAACCTAGTATGCCCAATTTGATCGCAGGATATGGATTGAGACCAGATGGAACTTCTGGAAATAATAAGCCTGGTGATACTAATAGGGGTCATGATGGAACTGAATATAAATTGGTTCCTAGACCTGGATATGGATATAATCAATGGGTTCCTATCAAAACAGCTTCTGCTAATACGCCAATGCTTGGCAGTGGAAGAACAGGTGGATCTCCTCGCAAGCCCCCAAAGGTTAGTGATAAAGATTTTGCCGCTTTAGTTGCAATATCTTCCTTGGAGGGTATAGGTGATCAGTCTAGAGTTGATGTAGCACAGTCTATTATGAATAGACTTGGGGATGGTACATATGGCAGCACTCTTTTCAGTGTTATTACTGCAGATGCTCAATATCAACCAGCATATATCGATCCAAATGTATCAAGCGGACCTGGAACAAAAACATCTCCAGAATGGAAGGCAATCACAGACAAAAAATCTGCTATTGCAGCAATGCAATCATATTATTGGAGAAGATATAAAAAACGT